ACGCCGACAGCCGGGCCCAGGCCGACCTGGGACAGCTCTTCTTCCTGAAGAAGCTCGACCCGGAGGCCCAGGAGCTCCTGGCCAGCTACCGCCTGGTGCACTACGGATGATCCGCTACGAGGTCGTGGTGAAGGGGCTCGAGGAGCAGATTGAGCGATTGGAGCGCCATGACGCGATCGCCCAAAAGCACCTGCGCCGGGCCATGAGCGATTCGGTCAAGGGCATCGCCCGGGTGACCCGCAACCTGGCGCCGGTGGGGCAAAGCGGTCGGGCCCGGGCGGGCGTCGACCACGAAGTCACCGGAGGCCAGGTGGTCGGCGATCTAGTCGGTCGGGTCGTGGATCGGACATTCACCGCGCTGTGGCTGGAGTTCGGGACCCGGGCCCACACGCCGCCGACGGAGCGCATCGCCGAGAACCTGGGCGTGACCCGGGAGCAGGGCTTCCTGATCGCCCGCTCGATCGGGCAGCGGGGCACCCGGGGGTTGCACTTCATGTACCGGGCCTACCGCGCCTCCAAGCGCCTGGTCCTAACCTACTTCGGGGATGCCCTGGAGCGGATCGCCCGCGAACTCGGAGGCGACCGTGCCGCTTGACGACTGGATGCCGACCTTGAAAAGCAAAATGGCGGAGATCACTGAGATCCGGCAGGTGCACACCTACCTGGATATGCCGGCGGCCCTGGCGGTCTTTCCAAGCATGATCATCCTGCCGGTCGAAGGCCGCTACGAATACAGCGCGGGCGGACCGCAGACCGCGCACCATGAGGTGCAACTCACCGCGTACACCGCCGGGCAGTTGCTGCCCTCGGCCATGGGCCAGGCCGTCCCGATGATCGAGCTGGTGCGCAACAAACTGGCCGCCAACATGAGCCTGGACGGGACGGTCGTGACCATCCTGCCTTCGGACGCGGCTCCGCACTACGACGGGCCGGGCGGGGTGCGCTACGGGGACAACGTGCACGTCGGAATTATCTTCCGCTACCACGTCAAGGAACGGGAGGCGGGCGCCTATCTGGTGGCCGCCTGAGAGGAGAGCAGGGACATGAGCAAACGCTACCGCTACGTCGGGCAGGGCCAGGGCGTGCCCGGGCTGCCGCACGAGCTGGACGACGAGGAGGCCCGGAGCCTGGGCGTGCATAAGCTGCTCGAGCAGGCGCTGCAGGCCAAGGTCTACGAGCCGGTATCCGAGAAGGCCAAGGGGAAGACCCCGGCCGAGGAGAGTGACTGATGGGCGAACGCGCATTCAGCAAACTGCAGTATGGCATCGAGGCCACCCGCGGCACGTCCGTGGCCGCGACCAAGATTCTTGCCGGGGCGGAGATCGCGCCGGTCAACCCGGACCGATCGCCGTCCTTCCCCATGGACAGTCTGGGCGTGCGGGCGGCCGGCAGCCGGGTCCGGATCGATCAGCTGCTGGCCACCAACACGCTGCGCATTCCGGATTGCTACTTCCAGGTCCTGCCGGCCATCCTGTCCTGCGGGATCAAGGGCGGGGTGACCCCCACCGAGCAGACTCCCTCCCAGGGCGATTGGCTCTGGGCCTTCACGCCGAGCATGACCGCGGATAACACTCCGAAGTCGATGACGCTGGAGGCCGGTGACGACATCCAGGAGGTCGACTTCGAGTACCTGATGTTCGAGCGGATCAAGCTCGCCGGGGTGAACGCCCAGGCGGGCGAGGCGGCGCCGGTGGTCATCGAGGCGGATTATTTTGCCCGCCAGGGCACCCCGTCGACCTTTACCGGGGCGCTGTCGATCCCCGCGATGACCGATCTCAATGCCAAGCTCAGCCGGATCTACATCGACACCACCTGGGCCGGGCGGGGTACGACCGAGAAGACCTCCATGCTGCGGGCCTGGGAGCTGGAGATCCTGACCGGCCTGCACCCCAAGTTCCTGGGGTCGGCCGACAAATTCTTCACCACCCACGGCCAGGATGTCCTGGCGGCGATGCTCACCCTGACCTGGGAGCGTAATGCGGCGGCCGATCTCGAGTGGGACGCCTTCCGGGCCGGCACGAAGCAGGTCGTCCGCATCAAGCTCGATTCGGGCGTGCAGATCGGTACCGGGGTGAATCACAGCCTGACGATCGACGTCTGGGGGGCCTACGAAAATATCATTCCGCTCGCCGAGAACGACCGGGGCAACAACGTCGACACGGCGCTCTTCCACGGTCTATACGATCCGACCGGGGCGCAGATCTTTGATGTGCGGGTGAGCACCAACTTGGCGGCCCTCTAGGCGCGGCCATGATCATCGAGATCCGGAAGGTCGTCCGGCCGCTCCCGCTCAGTGGGTTCGCGCCGGAATACGGGGAGGACACCGTCTCGATCTGGGTCAATCCCAACCGGGAGGCCCTGGTCCGCTACGAGCTCGTCCGCAAGCAGGCGGAGGAGCTCAAGAACCGTCTGGTTGCTCTGGGCGAGCAGCAGAATCCGGACAAGACGGAGGCCCAGGCGATCGGCACGGAGCTCACGGGTGTCAACGAGCTGCTCTACGCCTGGTATGCCGAGATCTGGAGCCAGTCGCCGGATCCCGCCAAGCACGTGTCGGGAGAGCAGGTGCGAGAGCTCGCGGAGCGCTGCGAGCGGGAGGATCCGACGCTGTGGTTCTTCCTGATCTCGGGCACCTGGCGGCTGATCAATGAGCACCTGTCCACCATAAAAAAAGGATGAGCGACGAGCTGCTGGCCGTCTCCCGCGGCCAGGGGACGGCCTGGGCGCCCCTGCAGGATCTGATCCTGGCCCGTAAAGTCAACCAGGCCTTGGGCGGGGCGCTCGTCGGACCCTGGGACATCGGCCGCCTCGATGAGGCCACCCTGGAGATCATTGCCGCCTACGTGGATGAGCTGCCAGGGCTCACGGCCGGCCGCGAGAAGATCGAGGCGGCCTTGGCCCGCTGGCGGGCGGATCATCCGAGCTACGGCAAGCACCGGAAGAACCTGAGGCACTAATGGCCGAGCGTTCAGTTCTCGATCTCACGCTGCGCACGAAGAAGAGCGGCCAGGGCGCCCAGCAGGCGACCTCGGAGCTTCAGCAGTTCAACCGCGAGGTTGCCAAGGCCAAGGAGCTGGCGAAGACCTTCGCCCTTGGCATGGCGGCGACGGTCGCGGCGGTGGTCGGCTTCGGCCTGGCGGCGAAGAAAGCCTTCGAGTTCGGGAAGGCTGGCGCCGAGCTGGAAGAGGTCGAGCGGAAGTTCCAGCGGCTGAGCGCCGAGATGGGGCTGTCTTCGACGTTCATGGAGCGGATCCAGCGCGCCACCGGCGGGGTCGCCTCCGAGTTTGAGCTGGCGGGCTCGGCCATGAATCTGATGTCGCTGGGGCTGGTGAAGAGCGAAAGCCAGCTCCGGCGGCTGGTGCGGGTTTCCGGCGAGCTCGGCTTCGACATGAACCAGCTCGTGCTCACGATGGCCAACATGACGACCATGCGCTTCGACGCGCTGGGCGTCTCGGTGGATGGCTTCAAGGAGCGGGTTGCGGCGTTGCGGGCCGAGGGTCTCAGTGCCGCGGATGCCTTCCGGGAAGCGTTCCTGGCCCAGGCCGAGGACCAGCTCAAGCGGGTCGGATCCGTGGCGGACACGACGCTGGGAGCCTTCAAACGCCTGGAGGCCCAGTTCAAGAACATCTCGGATGCAACCAAGGAGTGGGCCTCGAAGGCCCTGGGTCCGTTGGTGTTGCTGTTCGCGGAGAGCGCCGAGGCGACAGAGACGCTGCGCACCGCGGTTGAAATGGCCATCATCACCGAGGAAGAGTACGACCGGCTGCACATGCAGCGGCGGCTCAGTACGCTCTCCAACATTGAAATCCAGGAGATCTACGGGACGGCGATCGAGGCCATAGCGGCCCGCGAGGAGGCCGCGGCCGAAGCGACCGCGGAATGGACCCGCCGTCTCGAGGCGCAGGCTGAGCAGCTGGCTGCGATCAGCCAGATCCAACCGACCCTGGCGGTCAAGATGGAGCTCGAGACGGAGAACGTCTTCGATAAGGTCCGTGAGCAGCTCGGAATGCTGGAACGCGGCGCCGGCGAGCTGGCCCTGGTCGCCGAGATTCTGCCCGAGGTCGATTGGGGCCTGGTGGATCCGGCGCTGCGGGACATGATCCTGGGGCAGGGCGAAGCGCTCTCCATGCTGGTTTCGGCCGACATCGAGGGCATGACGCCGGAACAGCAGGAAAAGCTCCGTGCTCAGATCGCCGAGGCGACCGACATCCCTCCGGAGCACGTCGACATCCTGTGGCGCAACTTCCAGGAGCGCGGCGAATCGGCCGTGCAGGAATGGGTCACGAGCACCCTGGGCTTGCTGCGGGGCACGGTGTCGCCGGAGATGCAGGCGGCGGTAGATCCGCTGATCTCGGGGGTCGGGCGCTTCACCCGCAGCCTGGACGCGCTGGATGGCCGGCGGATCAAGATCTATGTCGACTACATTCGCCGCGGCTCACCCCCCGCGGCCGCACCCGGCGGCCAGCACGGGCTGCATTTCCTGGTCGGAGGCCTGCCCGGACCCGATCGCAACCTGGTCACCCTGCGGCTGACCCGCGGGGAGGAAGTGTCGGTGAAGCCTCGCTCGGGATCCCCGCAGGCGGGAATGGCGACGGGCTCCACCGGAGGCGGCAACACCATCAATTTCTACAACACGATCGGGTCCGAGCTCGACGGCATGGCGTTCATCGAGAAGGCCCGGGAGGCCTTCGCGAGGCTCTAACCTATGGCCAGGACGCTCCAGATCACGGGTCCCGCGGGGACCGTCAATCTCATCGACGCCTCGGCCACTGGCATCATCCTGCAGCGGGGAGGGGGCGCCCAGGGCGAGATCCCGCTGGGGCTTTCCGAAGGACCGCGGCTGGCCGAACGCTGGAGATTCAATCTCAAAGGGTCCAGCCACGACAACGTCGCCAGCCAGCTGCAAACCCTCATCAAGCTCACCCGGGAGGCCAAGCAGTTCCAGCAGGAGCTCTGGCGCCAGCAGGCGGTCTACCTCCAGAGTCAGACGACGGCGGAAAGCCAGCCCCGCTACAGTCCCATTGTCGAGGCCATGGATCTGGAGATCCCCGATCGCTACGCGTTCCCCTTCGAGGGCGATTCGGAGCTGGAAGGGATGAGCCTGACCCTGGTGCGGGAACATCCCTGGCGGGAGTACCCGCCAACCGGACTCTTCGGGGGCTGGGCGCTCATCGCGACCGACGGACCGGCCGACGACCTCTTCGTCCACGTCGCCAACTTCCAGGATACCGAGGACGTGGACGCGATCTACGTCGACGACGGGGGCGTATTTTCGGGCAGCTTCCACGCGACCGCCGCGTGGACCCTGTTCCCGGCGGTCGCCGTGGCGGGGGACGCCCTCTACATCGGCTCGACCAATCCCTGGAAGCACATCGTCCTCGAGATCGGCACGGCCGGTAACTTCAGCGCCGACTTGCTGCTCGAGTATTCCAACGGGGCGGCCGGCTGGCCGGACATGGTGCTCGGTACCGACTACACGATCCTGGCCGAGGACGGCACGGTCATCTCTTCCGACGATGCTCTCTTCAAGTCGACGGGACAATGGGCGATCAATGTCTTCCCTCCCTCGGCCTGGGCCCTGGAGACAGTGAACGCCCTGAGCCGGTACTGGATCCGGATCCGGCTGGTCACGGTCACGAGCTGGACGACCTCGCCCGCGAATGCGACCAACCAGCCCTACAGTCAGCGCAAGCCCTACATTGAGATCCCGGCCGCGGCGATCAAGGGAGACAGCCCACCGCTCACGCTCCTGCGGATCCATTCTCCGTCGGGCGGGGGATCCACTCCGGGCCCGGCGAACCTCAGCCGGGTGCTCATCGGAGCCAAGAGCCGCAACCTGGCCAACTTCGTCTCGCATCTCAACGCGGGCAATGCCCAGATGCCGTCGGGTTGGGCGGCGACGTACGGGACCGACACCGATTCGTTCGCCGATCCGCAGAGTCCGGGCGGCTTCCGGGCTCGAATTACCTTTGCGACCGATGCCGCGATGGTCAACCGGGTGCGACTGACCGGAACCAGCAAGCTCGAGCCCTACGTGGGGGAGTATTTGGCAATGGTGCGCCTCCAGCAGATCGGCGGCGCGGCGGGCGACGTCAAGGTGCGCTTGCGGACCCTGATCGGAGGGAGTGCGGCGACCAACCCGAAGTCCGACACCGTCAGCGAAAAGACTCGGGGCGCCGACAAAGGCCCGGAGATCATCACGCTGGGGCTGATCAGCCTGCCCTTCTCCCGGGTGTTCCCGGGAGACATTACCTCGAGTATCGATCTCCTCTTCGAGATCCATGCCCAACGAGTGAGCGGGGCGGCCACCCTCCGGATCTACGACCTGATCCTGCTGCCGGTGGACGAGGGTTCGGTCGGGGTGGACGATCCCGTCAGCGACGTGGTGAGCGGGGCGAGTGCACTCCGGGGCGGCAACGCGCTGGACATCGACGGCGGAGTGATCGCCAACCGCACGATCAAGCAGTCCTCCTGGCCGGCCTCCGGCATGGGGAAGATCGCCGAGGAGTGGGCGCGGATGAATCGCCCCATCGAACTCGCCAACCTCGGGAGCTCCCACCGGCTCTACTTAGTGCTGCTGCACTACGCCCTGGGCGGGAGCTGGGGCGGCCAGCCCCTGGCCGGGAACCTCGGGGTGGGCATCGGGATCAAGCTCTACATTGTCCGGCGCTGGGCGGTCCTGCGGGGAGCCGATGTCTGATGCCGAACTTCAAGACCATCGCCCGTCCGGCTGCCTCGGCGGGCAAGAATGGTGGCGACGTCGCGGTCGACGTCACCGTGCTCCGATCGGAGACTGCCACCCCCGACGAATTCATCCCGGTCGGGTCCTTCGGTCTCCACTTTCCGGGCACGCTCACAGACACGGCCATCGAGGCCGAGATTGAGCGGCGGATCAAGGAGTTCATCCGGGGCGTCGATCGAGACCAGCGCGATTTCCGGTCCGCGGCGATCGCGGCGGTCTTCGACGGAAAGCCACACATCCCGTGAGCATCGGTTCGATCTTCGTCAAGCACAATCCGGTCACGCTCCATGAGCGTTACCTGATGAATCTCTCCCCGCTCGCGGACGGCCCGGGGTTCATGGATGCTACGTTTGACGAGTACCGGCCGGCCGAGCGAGCCGAGGGGGGCTTCTGGGGGATCAGCTTCCGGGTCTTTTCTCGCGAGAACGTGTTGAAGGAGCTGTTCCAGAACGGCCTGGGTCGGCACGTGGAGGCCTGGGGCCAGGGTCTGCTGCAGGACTTCGAAGGCTACATCGACGAGGTGACGTTCAACCTTCCTCCCGACCAGTTCTCGATCTCGCTGGAGAACATGGCTAACCAGATGTGGATGCGGGCGGACACCAACGCCGATGGGGTGGTGGAGCGGACGACGACCAAGACCAGCGCCGAGAGCCAGACCCGTTTTGGGATCAAGGAGCTGATCCTCTCGGGAGGCGAGATCATCGGGTTAGCAACGGCCAACCAGGCCGTGCAGACCTTCATCGACCTCAAGGCATTTCCGCGCCCCGAGGCCCGGATCGGCGGGGCGAAGGGAGATCGACTCTCTCTCGAGATCTTCTGCCGCGGCTATATCCACACCCTCGGCTGGCGGATCCACAACTCCACCTCTCCAACGGGCACCCAATCGCTGACCAGCCAGGTCAAGACCATCGTGGACGCGGTGGGGCAGTTCGTCGCCTCCCAGGACCGTGAAACCAACACGACCAGCGTCACCCGGGAGTACGACGCGGATCGGAAGGCGTTCGACATCCTCTTCGATCTGGTCCGGCTGGGCGACACCAACTTCAATCGCTGGCTGCTCTACATGGTGGGGAGATCGGCCACGGAGCCGGTCGGCCGGAAGCTCATCCTGCGGGAAGCGGCGCCGGCGGAGGTCGCTCTATAACCATGACCGTGAAGGTGGGCTCGTTCGGTACGTCAACCGCTGCGGCAGGAAACAACGTCGTGGTCTCGGGCCTCGGCTTCACCCCGGATCTCGTGCTCTTTTTCTGGAGCGGGCTTCACTTCTCGACCGAGGGGGCGTCGGATAACGGTCCAGGCATTGGGTGGGCAACTTCGGCCTCGGCCCGGCGAGCGGTCGGCGCTGCCATCCGCAATGCTCAAGATCCCTACCTCTCCAATCGAGTGCAGTATGACGATGCGTGTATAGCCGTCACCTCTGCCCTCCTGGGCAGCGTGGACGGGCTGCTCGACTTGGTCTCGATGGACTCCGATGGTTTCACACTGGTTATCGACAACCAGTTCAGCCTTGATTTCAAGATCGGCTATATGGCGTTCAAAGGGATAACCAACGTAATCATGGGTACGCTCACCGAGCCGGCGGCCACGGGCAACCAGGCGACGAGCGGACTCGGCTTTCAACCCGATGCCGTCTTCTTCGCCTCCATCAGCAGCGCCGCGGCATTACCCACGTTTGCCAGCAACGCAAAGCTGTCATTTGGTGCCATGACGGCCACCCATCAATACTCAACGGCAGTGTTCGATGATGACAACACCGGGGGCAGTGTCCATGCCAACTATCTCTATGACGCTGAGTGCATCGCCCTCGGAACGGATGGAGACGGGACAGCGCTCAATGGCCGGGCCTCTCGGACCAGCCTCGATTCAGATGGCTTCACGGTCAATTGGCTGGAGCGGGCGGGATCCCGCAAGGTGTTCTGGCTGGCGGTCAAGGGTGGAAACTGGGCGCTGGGCGACATCCTCTCGCAGACGGGCACGAGCAACACCGCCGAGACGGGGTTGGGCTTTGGGCCCCAGGGGGTGATGTTCATCTCTCACTGCAACGCGAAAAACGCCCAGGACACTCCGGGAGTCCTCTGGGAATGGTCGGTGGGCGCAGCGACCGGGCCTACGGAGCGGGCTGCTCTGGCCAGTTCCCATCCGAATGCTCTAGGCGCCGCGAACCACAAGACCTCCTATAACACGACCGAGATCTACACCAATTTCGGACCTAGTTCTGCGGACCTCACTGTCGATGGCCGGATGGATCTGGTGTCACTCGATTCCGATGGCTTCACTTTCGTCATGGACGACGCGGACCCAGCCCAGGCGTTCATCTGGTACATCGCTTTCGAGCAGGTTGCCCTGGTTCCGAGGACCCGGCTGGTCAAATATCTGCACAACACCTACATCAGCCGGGACGCAGGACGGCCGATCGTCCATGATGTGCTGGGCCGGGAGGTTCCGGTCGAGCAGATCCAGGCCGACCAGTGGCTGTACGCCGACGGGCCGCTCTTTCTGACGAGCGCCAGGCCGCAGTCGCTGATCTCGGACCCTCGGGCCTATTACATCGAAAGCCTGACCAGCCGCGGAGACAAGGTCGACATCGTAACCGCCCGTGAGGGGTTGCTCGAGAATCTCTTCCGGCGTCTGTCGAGGAGCGGCTGAGATGGCCGGTCTGGGGGCGCTGATCGACGGGCTCTACTCGGTCGAGTACGCGGTGAACAACCTGGCGGCTCCGGCCCCGACGACGAAGAAGGGCTCCACCCTGGCAAGCTATTCGGCGAGACAGAAGGTCCAGGCCCAGATTGAGGACCCGCCGCCGGCCACCATCAAGAAGTCGGGGGCCAAGATCGACTTCTACGACCCGGAGCTAAACAGCATTCTGAGCGGAGAGATTTGAGCGGAGGCTAGATGGCCAAAGGCAAAGGCGGGATGGTCTGGCGGCTCCGCCAATGGAAGGGCGGAGATCCGCAGCAGCAGGCAGAGCACGCGAAGGAGCTCGGCCTGTCCCATGTCAGCATCAAGATTGTGGACGGCCGCTCAGAGCGATGGGAGGGCAGCCTGGCGAACCAGAATGCCGACCTGCTGCCGACAGCCGTCGCCGCGCTGAGATCGGCCGGTGTCGGCGTGACGGGTTGGGGCTGGACCTATGGGGGGCGCACCCTGGCCGGCATCTTCAGCAAGTCCGTAGAAATCGCCCGGCTGGAGGGCGAGCTCGCCGGGCGGCTATGCCTGCGCCACGGGCTCTCCGAATTCCTGATCGATGCGGAGGCTGAGTACAACCGCGCCGGGATGGAACCCGTGGCGGAAGCCTACATGCTCGGCTTCGAGGGCATCGCCCCCACTGTGCGGCATTTGCTCTGCAGCTATCGCTTCCCGAGCACCTACCAGCCTAACTTCCCGATGGGCGCGTTCTCCATCTATCAGGAGGGCTGGGCACCGCAGGTCTACTTCGTCGGCGACAGCCGCGAAGAGGGCGGGGCCATCCAGCTCGAGCGCAGCAAGGCTCAGTATGACACCATCCGCCCGCTGCCGTTCTATCCGGTCGCTCCGACCTATGTTGCGGCGGGTCCTTGGACCGCAACCGGGGCGCAATTGAAGCGGTTCTTCGAGCGCGCGGTCGCCTTGGGCTGCGAGGGCGTGAGCGTCTGGGACCTGCCACAGGCCAACGCTGACCAGCAGCTGGCGATCAAGAATTTCGCTTGGGCGGACGAAGCGCCCCCACCCCCGCCGCCGGCGGACAAGGTGCCGGTCGAGCTCCGGGTGCCGGCGGGACGGATCGAGCTCACGGTGACGGAGACATGAACGAGTTGACCGACAGCGACTTCAAGGCCGTGATGGCGGTCGTGCAGAACCGTCTGGGCAACATCGAGGCGGGCCTGACCGCGATCAACATCTCGGTCAAAGCGCTGGCGGACAGCCAGCAACTCTTTGTGACGTCGGTGGAAACACGGCTCGCGGTCGGCAGCGAGCGCTTCAGCCACATCGTCCGGAAGATCGACGAGAACACCGCATCCCTCGCGGGCAAGGCCGACAGCAAGGAACTCGACGAGCTCAAAGGCCAGGTCATGTCGAAGCGGACTGCGGGCACGATCGCCGGCGGAGTCTCGGCCGTGATCGCCTTCGCGGTGGAGATCCTGAGAGCTGTGCTCGGGACCGGAGCGGGGGGCGGGCGGTGAGCGCGTGGGGTGGAGCTGCTGAATCGAGCAATCCTTTTAATGAAAGGAGGTGAGGTCCATGAGCAAACCCAAGGCGATCTGGACGAGCAAGACCCTCTGGTTCAACCTGCTGGCCTTCGTGGCGGCCGTGGCGGGTCAGTTTGGCTACACCGGAGAGCTGCCCGCTGATCTCGGGCAGTTCGTGCTCCCGGCGGTGTTTTTGATCAATCTGGCCCTTCGGTACTTCACGAAGCAGCCGGTGAGCTTGACGGGATCGTAGAGGGTAGAGGATGGATGCGCCCAGCGTCCCGCGCCTGCCGCTCGAGACGCTGGGCGAGCTCCCCCCCTCGGCTACTACCACGAGCTGAGCCGCACCGAGCGCCCGGCCGAGGACCTGATCCGCTACGGTGGCGCCGTCGAAGAGGGGCAGGTCGTCCTGCCCGGATTCTAGATAGATCACACTGCCCGCTTTTGGGCCCTGGGATAGAGATCCCTGACGGGATCGGGAGAGAATGAGATGGCACGCTTCGGAATTCAGATGCAGCGGACGGCTTCTGCGACCTTGGATGTGGGCTCGGTGCTGGCGGCCGCGGCCTCGATGCGGCGGTTTGCTCTCTATGAGCTGATCGTCGGATCGGAGGCCACGCCGGGGGACTTTGCCTTCCTCTGGCACGTCCTCAACCGGACGGGCACGGCCACGGGCGGAACGACTCCGGCCCAAACGACGTTGGATGCGAGTGACACCTTGGCCTCGACGCTGGTGGCCAACCAGGCCCCGACGACCAACGGCGCGGGAGGTGCCACAGCGATCAAGCTCGCGATCCCGCTGAACCAGCGGGCGACGTTCCGTTGGGTGGCGGCTCCGGGCGGGGAATTGATTGCTCCGGCCACGGCGTCGAACGGGTTCGGCATCGCAACGCCGACCGCGGGCGCATTGGTGGCCATCACGGCGCTGGCGCACGTCCTAGAATACTAAACCATCATACGC